ACGTTTCCAAGGCCGCCGCACATCGCGTTGATTGTCGGATCTTCCACGACTTCGATGCTGTATCTGTACTGGTAGAGCGGGTTCACTGCCTGGGTGTTGCCTTCCGTGTTGATCGTCGGGCTGTAGAACAGTGTGTACATGTCGAACTTCATTCCTGAAGGCACGATGATCGTTGCCGGGTTGATGATGATCGACTCTCCGAACTGGTCCTTCTGGTTGGCCAGAGCCATGATCATGGTCTGCATTGCCTCCATGGTGATCCCTGTTCCGGTTGCCAGCAGGTTCTTGTGATCTGTTCCAAAGAGCGGAAGTCCATCGTAGATGTTGGAGTTTCCGATTAGGATCTGATATACCTGCTTGTTGATCGTCTTTCTCGCAGATGCTGCGTATCTTGCCGGAATGGAAGTTACCAGGCCGATGTCGTCATCGATGAATGCTTTTCTGGAAAGCGTAAACTGACGGCCGTAAGTCTTCAGCTTTCTGGTCGGCAGTTTGTCATCTGTGAATACATCGTGCTTCAGCTCACCGTTTTCAGAGACTTCCAGGAACTCTCCTACCGGCCCTGCGATGTAGTAATTGTCGTGTGTCTTAAAGTCTTTCAGACTTCCCTTCTTGGTCCACTTGTCGAAGGTAACTGCTACCTTGCGATGGCCTTCCCGGTATGCCTTTTCGATCGTCTGGTCTAAGATTGCCGGGAATGCCGCCTCGGGATTGAAAAATCCTCTCTGCAGCATAGAGAAGATCTCATCGGAAGATCTTCTGTTCAGTCCTGTCTCTCTGGATCCGTCTGCCTGCAGGCATTCGATGGCGAGGTCGCGAAGGGACATTCCCATCATGGTTCTTGCGCCTTCCTCCGGTCTCTCCAGCTCGATTCCGGCGCGCATGAGCATTGCGTCTGAAGCAGCTCTTCTGAACTTATCCTCTGCAGAGTCTGTCACGGTGGCGCTGGCGCTTACCGGAGCTCCGGTCGCACGTAAGTGCTCCACGATAGCTGCGTTCATCTGCTCTACGGTTGTTCCGCGCTCGATATATGTGCGCGGCTCCATGCCGAACTGTCTGCACATATCTGAGATGGTCTGGATCCTGTTTCTTTCAGCTTCCACAGCTCTGGAGAGGGCTGTGTGATCTCCTTCTCCACCTTCTTCTCCGGATCCGCCAGGCTCCTGGCGCTGGCCATCTCCTTCTTCGCCTCCAGTGGTAGGCGCGGTTCCGTTTCCGGAAGCCTGGCCTGCTGCTCTTGCGGCTTCGATGTCTCTCTGCAGGCGGTTGAACTCATCGGACTCTTCGCGAGTCATGTTTCTTCCTGCCGCTCTTGCGGCCTGCAGGATCTGCTGCTGCCGCTCGATCATCTGTCTAATTGTCATGATCTTCTACCTCCATTAAATTTTTGTTTATTTGAAGTTGCCTCTCATTGCAGTCCATCTCGGCGTCACTGATTTCCTCATCCTCCGCGCGGCCAACTCCGACCGTCGGATCGGCGGGAACGGACACGATGCTGATCTCGTAAGGCGCCCACTTCCTTGCGATGGAGCACGGTCCTGTGAACCTTCCGTCTTCTGACTGCTTGTTCGGCATTACTTCCTCCCAGTTATCTACCCTGTAGCCCACGGATACGCCCTTGAGCGTGCCGCTTTTTACTTTCTGGTAGATTGTTTCTGATGCCTCGTCCTTATCGAACTCGATTTCTGCGCATCCTCTTCCGTTTTCTACCCATGCCCTTTTGATTTTTCCGCACACGCGGTTCCGGTCATGGTTGAAGAGTACGCATCCGATGGAGTTCAATCGGTTCAGATCGACGCATCCTTCTGTGTGGTCCAGGATTTCCTGTCCGAACCACCTCGAATATGGTTCCTCACTGGAGAAGCTGAGAGTGAATGTTCTTTCATTTCCCTCTCCTTCGACCGCCCGGATCGAGCAGTCTGTAAGCTCCCGGTATCCGCTATTTCTTCCCCTGTTCGTCGCCGGCGTCTGGTTTCCCGTCTCCGCCTGGCTTCTCTGAAGGATCAGCCTGTTCTGCTGATCCGCTGCCGGGTGCCTGGATTTCTTCTTTCTCTTCCACTTTGTTGCCAAAGATCACACCTCCTAAGTCAATACCTTTCTTTCTTCCGTATTCCAGGACTTCCGCCATGTCGTCGACCTGCCGCCTCCAGTCTCTTCCGTTTTCGGCAGCGATCTGTTTGAATGTCTTCTGTCCTGTGTTCATTGCCGTCTTGGTCGCTGATGACTCCTTCATCGGATCGATCCACTTCTTCGGAGCCTTGATCCACGCATGGGCGAGATACTTCTCCTTTTTCTCCCAAAAATCCGCGATCGTGATCTTTCCTGCTAATACACATGAGATCACGAATGTTTCATAGATCTCATCGAGGATCGACAGGATCTGCTCCTCCTCTTCTCCGTATGTAAGCTCATCTTCGATCGCGCCCTGTCTGGCGGATGCGTAGTTCGTCTCGCTCATGTCCCGGCTCGTGGCCTCGTAGCTGAGTCCCTGTCCGGATCCGGCCAGGCGCTGCTGCAGCTTCGTGAAGGCTGTCGCGTCTGTGGCCTGCCCGGTTGGGTTCACGACCTGAACTTCGTCTCCCGCGTTCAGCTCTTTGATCATTCCGGGAGTAAGCGTCTTTCCGTCGTAGTCCCTCTTCGGGCCGGTATCTGCTGAAGAAGAACGTCCGATCCCTGTCACTGGCAGCGCCTTTTTGATGAATACTGAAAGGCATGCCGCGACTCGCTCTTTCACGGACACGGCCGTGATGAATTCATTCGTATCCCTGATCCTGGTAATGGTCGGGCTCATGTCCGACATCTCCCTGATCTGGCTCGGCCGCTTTTTCTCGTAGTAAAAAATCACATCCTTGGCCGGGATCCGGACCGGATCGGTGATACTGAAGCCATCGATGCTGTACTGCCTGATGTAATAAGCGATCGGCTTGTTGTACTCGTTGTACTCAATCCCTCCGACGATCCTCCGGTTGTCCGATATGGCTCCGGATGCCATGTTGTCCAGCTCATCGACCTCAATCATCTGGATCTGAAATGGAACGATGCCTTCCTTGGTGTACCTCTTCACGAAGAGAATTCCTCCGTCGACCTTCTTCCGGACCACAGCCATTCTCAGCATCTGGTTCAATGTCTGGACTCCTGTCACATCGCAGTTTCTTGCCTTGCACCAGGTCTTCCAGAGCTCCTCGATCTCTTTACTCAGGTTCTCCCTTGGCGTTGACGCCTGAAGCTGGTACCCGTGGCCGATTACATTCCGCCGGTATGCTCCGAGCACAGAATTCATAATGTCGGAGTTCCTCTCCAGGTCCCTGGCGCGGGCCCTGACGATTTCCCGGCTCGCTCGGTCGGTCATTTCCGCCGATGTGTTCGTTACTCCCCATCCGGCGTTTAGCCTCGAATGGCTTCCGGCGTCGTAGCTCCGGATCTCTTCCAGGCTATTCCTCCACGCTGCCCTCCTGGCACCTGCCTCTGGAGAGAAGAATGCGATCACTGAATCTAACCAGTTCATTTCTGCTCACCTCCTCTCATCGCCCATCGAAAAATGCTACATATGTGTCGTCCAGCAGGCAGCTTTCGGACTCCGCATTGATCTGAGCCTCGAGCTCTTTCTTCATTTCCCGCAGCATAGAGAGGTCCGCTCTCGTAAGCTGGCGGCTTCCGATCTTGTAGCTCTGGCCGCCGACCAGGACGTTAAAGATCGCATTATTGACTTCCTTCAGCATTGACTCTGCTGTTATTTCTTTTCCCTGCTCCATCTTTCTCTCGCCTCCCTACATCCAGTTTTCGTTACCGTGGATCCAGTCTTCCTCTGGCGTGTACTGCTCCTGTGCTACCGGCTTCTCCTCTGCTTTCTTCTCCTCCAGGTGAAGCGTCCGGACGCCCAGGATATCTGCAGCGGCCATCGCGTAGACTTCCGCATCCAGGTAGTGGTTATCATTGTGGGTCTGCTTCTGAACCCATCTCTGAATGACTCGGCTTCCGGATTTCATGTTGACCTTGTGCTCGGCAGTCACCTGCTCCGCGTAGTCCATGTCGCATCCGTCATATACCATCCAGGATCCTTTCCCGTTTTCTTTCTTCATCCTGGCCGCGATCATGTCCTTATACTTGTCGCCATCGGTCAGGACCAGAGTCATTCCGTGCGCCCGGCTTTCCGGCTTGTTGATCTTCGATATTTTGAAGTGTGACAGCATCGGATTGCTGGAGCCCTTGACCGGCATTGCCCAGTCTAAATTCGATGCACAGAAGTCGTATGTGCTGTCCGCATCGTATCCTGAATCTATGAGGCAAAGCGAAACTACGAGCTGGTCCCCGTTCTCCTTCAGGTAGGGAAGGTTCATAATGCGCTCGATCTCCTGGAATGAAAGCGCCTGCCCATGGGCGATGTTCTGGCTCGTGATGTACGGGCCCCACGCCCGGATGCTCCAGTATAGGGACGTCTCCTGGATGTCCACTCCTCCGGTAATGAAGTGAGCCCAGTTCGGGACCACCATCGGAGGCACATCCGTCTGTCTCTCCATTACCATGTCTGCATTCGTCTTCAGTTTCGTGTCCTCCCACGGCTCTGCGAGCCAGGAGTTCACAAAATTCTGCAGTTTCTCCGGATCATCTTTCGAATCCAGGAATTCCTTCGCAATCTCTGAAAACCGAACGAACGGGGAGTAAAGTGTGTTGATCCAGAACGCCACGCGCTTGCTGCTCTTGGTGTCAGACCTCACGGTCCTCCATTCCCCATACCGCAGCATCTGGTCTTTGTGTTGATCCGTGATGGCGCATCCGCATTCCTGGCACACGTACACGGCCATGTCTGCGCGATCCGCGTAGCTCAATGTCTCATCGTCTGGCCAGTGGATCTGCTTAAACTTCAGCTCGATGTATTCCCTGCAGTGAGGACAGGGCACAAAGTAGTGCTTCTCAATGTCTGCCGACTCCAGGGCCTTCCAGATGTGGCCGCTCTTCAGTGTCGGCGTGCTTGTGATGTAGATCTTCCGGTTTCTGAAGGTTTTTGTTCTTTCGCGGGCCAGGCTGATCGGATCCGCCTCTTTCCGGCTCGCTCCCGGGTATTTATCAACCTCATCGAGGAGAAGGTACTTGATCGCCTTACTGGCCAGGGATGATGGTGAATTACTTCCGGCCAGCGTCAGATACATTCCCTCAAACTGAAGCTCGAGCTTGGAGGACTCGTTCTTGTAGAACAGCTTCTTCAGCGCTTTGCTCGCTGTGATCATCGGCTGGATCCTGTTCTCGCTAATGCTTTCCGCCAGCTTGTCGGTCGGGTACACCACCATGGTCGGTGACGGATCCTGCTGTATGATGTAGCCGAGCATGTTCTGCATCGCTTCAGTTCCTCCGACCTGGGTGCATTTGCAGAAGATGATCTCCTCTGTCTCGTAGTTCAGGAGCTCGTCCATGACGTCCTTCAGGTATGGCGTCTTGTCGTTCCGCCACGGGCCAGGCATTGCGGACGTCTTCGTGTCCAGGACTCTGTACTTCTCCGCCCATTCTGAAACGCTGAGATCTTCCGGGGGCTGCAGGTACCGGAGGGCTTCCTTCAGGTACCCTGTGGTTTCGTACTTACGAATCCGTATTCTTTTTCTTTGGAGTTCCATTTTTTACGTCCTTCGGCCCGACGACTCCGGCGATCACGAATGACCCCAGGAGTCTGTTGACCTCGTCCGCGAGCTCCTTCTCGATCTTCCTGGCATCCGTCGGCTGCAGTTGGCCGGACAGCATTCCGACAACTCTGGCCGGAATGGAAACGGCGAATTTCTTAAACACGACGAAGAATTTTGAATAATCCATCTTTACCTCTTCGACGCTGATATACTTTCCTGCCGCGATCTCTGTCTTCAGCCTGTGCAGTTCGCCCTGGCTTTCCTTCAGAGCGATGTCAGCCTCCATCTTCTGCTCCCGAAGCTCAATCTCTTTATCGGTCCGCCCCTGTCTCCCGTATGCCTTCTCGGATAGATACTTGATGTAGTTCTGGATGGTCGGCACCAGATCGTAGCGCCGGACCGTCCTTCCGTCTTCTATGATTTTTGTGGTGGATATCACTCCATCCTGGGTGAGCTGCTGAATTCTCCTCACACTCACCCCGAACAACTGAGCGATGATTTTTGTTCTGTAGAAGCTCCCCCTTACTTCTCCGTTATCGCTCATGAGCTGTACCCCCCCCCCTAGCTGCAGCGTTCTTTCTTCACTCACAGCTTCAGATCCAGGGCCACATCTGACTGGCGGATGGCCTTTTCTCCTGTGAATTCTTCCCATCGCTTTACGATGGCGTCGCAGTAGCGCTCATCAAATTCCATGATGTACGCTGCGCGGTTCAACTGCTCCGCTGCCATGAGCGTCGTTCCGCTGCCTCCGAAGAAGTCAGCCACATTCCATCCGGGGCGGCTTGAGTTCTTCATGAGCTTTCCGATAAGGGGAACCGGCTTCATTGTGGGGTGAATGTCGTTTTTCGCCGGCTTATCTTCATAGAAAACGGTTGTTCTATCCTTGAATGCGTCCTGCATCTGACGTATGCAGGTGATGAGGTCTTCTTTTTTCATTCCCTCCAGGTCCGCATCCTCCTCAAGAATGACGGTATCCTGGGTTCGGTCATCGATGAAGTAGTGGGCGGCGCCCTCCTTCCATCCGTATAAGATCGGCTCATGCCTCCACTGGTAGTCCTGGCGCCCAAGAACGAAGGAGTTCTTCTCCCATACAAGGCACTGGGCCAGCTTCAGGCCGGCTTCCCTGAGCGCTGATCTGAAGGTCAGGCCATTTGTGTCCGCATGAAACACGTAGATCGCGGCCCCCGGTCTCATGACCTCGCTCATCCGCTCGTATGCCTGAAGAATGAACTCGTAGAAGCTGCCATCATCCATGTGATCGTTGGCGATAGAACTCTGCTTCCGAAGCGGATCCGCCTCCAGGTACTGGTTCAGGCTCTCCACCTTCTCCTCGTAGTTCACGTTGTAGGGCGGATCCGTGATCACGAGGTCCGCCACCTCTCCGTTCATGAGTGCTGCGATGTCTGAAGGGGATGTGCTATCCCCACACATGAGCCTGTGGCGCCCCATTATCCACAAATCTCCCTTTCTCGTTGTGGGTTCTGTGATTTCTTCCAGCGCGCTGTCGATGTCGAACTCATCCTCTTCCGCCTCCAGATCCTCGTCCAGCCGGATGCAGAGGTCTTCCACCTCCTGGCTTGAGAATCCGGTTGCTGCCAGATCGTATCCGTCAAGATCGAGCTCCAGAAGGAGGTCTCTCAGCTTCATCTCATCCCACTCGCCGGTTATCTTGTTCAGGGCGATGTTCAGCGCCTTCTCGTCGTTCTTGTTGAGATCGACGACGGAAACCTGGGCCTCCTCGTACCCAAGATCTGAAAGGACAAAGTATCTCTGGTGGCCGCCGATGATGGTTCCATCCCGGTTTACGATGATCGGGTCCACATACCCGAACCGCTCCACGCTTCGCTTGATGTCCTGATATTCCTTGTCCTCCGGGGTGAGTCGCTTCCGTGGGTTGTACTCCGCCGGGTTCAAGTCCTTTAATTTCCATGTTTCAATTTTCATTTCAGTCCGCACAGAACCTCCTCCTTCCCTGCCTGTTTTTTCTGATTGGATGGCAATGCGTAACGAAACGGGCTTTTTATTTTTGGTCATACCCGGGCAAGAATCGGACCTTCCGCGCCCCGCAGTAAAATTTGTGCACAAGTAGTACCTACGATTTTTGTGCAACATCGACAATAAAAAAGGACAGCCTCTCGACTGTCCTGTGCCTGCCTCTGCGTCAGGTCTCTCTTATTGTCTTGCGACGCTGTGGGGAGGCCTCTTCCTTGCCTCTCCCTTCGCTTCCTTGCCATGGTATCATCTTATCACATGCAAGAGTCCGTTTGGGTCTCATGTTTATTATTCTTTCTTTAGGTGCGGGCCTCTGTGTGCCTTGCCTCGAGCGCCTCTCTCCTCTCTTGTGCCTGCCTCTGCGCCTCCTCATCAAGCGCGCGCCACGCCTCTGTGATCCCCTCTGCCATCTCCTCTGTTGTGGTGCCTGCCGCCTGCAGTGCTCTGATCATCTGCTTGGCGGCCCTTGCTTCCCTGGCTTCCTGAAGGTCCTGCTGCACAGTCCCACTGTAAATGCTGCCCATTATTTGCAGCTCATTTCTGCCGCATTTAGCCAGCTCTATAATGTCTCGGGGATTTTGCCCCCTGCACCAGCCCTCCATAATGACGCCCATACTCTCCCAGGTATTCCTGACAGGAAGGAGGCACTGTAGCTCCGTTGCCATTTCCAGTGTGTCCATGTATTCCTGGGCTGTCATGGACGGGGTCTTTTTCTCATTCGCTTTCATGTTCCCTCTTATTTTCTCCCGGAATTTTTCCAGAAAATTTTTCCGGGAATTTTTTTCCGGATTTTTTTTGGCCACTTTTTTCATGCCCCCTTTTTTCTCCGGATTTTTCCGCCATGATCTTCCGGAACTCCTCTCTGTTTTCATTAACAGTATTCCGGATCCGCTCGTTCTGAAGGATACGCTCCAATGCGTCCCGGTATATCTTGAAGCACTGGCTCCGGCTCATGTGCGCCTCCTCCTGGATTTGGCGCCACTGCATCATATCGATGTGCCGCATCTCACAGATGTCTCTCTCGTCCGAGTTCTTCGGCAGGTAATCCAGAATGTCCATGGTCTTTACGATCGCTTTGCCGATGTCAGCCTTCTGAAGATAGATCCTCTCTTCGATGTCTGATATCTCGGCCATGACTCCGGCCGCTCCGCTTGTATTCCTCTGAGGAGCTCTCGGCAGGGGGCTGTATCCCCTGCCACCCGGCGGCCCTTCGATCTCTTCGCGGAGCCGTCTCAGCCGATTGTCAAGCCTGGCCTTCCTGCGCTCTGATCGATAGGCCTGTCCTAAGATCCATTTTAAAATTTCCAAGTCTTCGCTGTTCATTAGTGCCCTTCCTTTCCAGGATCTTTCTTGCCTTTGTTTCCCTGCATGAACATGGTGTAAAGCGCCGGCACGCCATTGGCTCTCCGCTTGACGTTCTCCTGGTCTGCCTTCGTGATCGCGTGTCTGCAGATCTGACAGTCTCCGATGCATTCATCCATCTGGTATATTCCGAGCATAGTGCTGATCGCCTGCTCCGGCCAGGTGATGAACTCCGCGATCCCGCCTGCAGCGCAGATCTGCTCCACTGCTTTCTCCTGCAGCTTGCTCGGTTCACCGACGACCGGCCGCTTTACCTCGAATCCGAAGTAATGACCGTGCCAGATCACCATGATATCCGGCGTCCCGCCTTCGCTGTATGCTCCTTGGGCGATCTTCCGGACAAATGCTCCGGGAAAACGCTTCTT